ACTCTTCTTCCCAGCCCTAATGCTCTCGCAGCCGAGCCTACGCGCAAGACTTCTGTGGTCATCATCGTCCATCACAACTTACTTGGACAAATTATCCACCACACCCGCAATCAACAAGACACCAGAAGTGGTCACTCCAGTTACAACGTTAACATAGTTTTATTGAGAATGGCCTAACTGTCTGCATCGGCACCTTCTCCCAGTGCAGCATGTCGCAGATGTCATACCACATGACGTCCAGTGCAGCTAGCTTGCTCTTGGACTTGATCAGGGGGAAAAACATGCTAAACTCATGCATGTTTAGCTTGTGAAACAATCTATTGAACACATAGTTGTAGTTGAGGAAGTTTTTGCGTGCCTGTGGCCTCACGGACATGAATGGCAGTTGCATTTGAATAAACAGCAAGTCGAGCTGCATTGTGACCCTCGGGGTGAGAACCGGCGGTTGTTGCCCCGTGACCTTCCACATAATCTGCAGCCACTTCTCGATGTACTGCTGCATCGTTAGATGTCGAAGTACTTTTCTAATGTTTGTTTTGTTAACTGCTGTGAAGCCCTGCCTTTTAATTTGATCCACAATGCTGTCCATATCAGCTTCAGGTATCGTAGACTCAGCAAGCATGAACTGAGAGATGCGTTCATGAAAATGGTGAATGCGTTTGTAATTAGAGAACTTGCGACAGAACTGGTACGCCCTCTCAAATATCGGCTGCATCGAGACTTCACCGCAATCAGGACACACATAGCAACCATCAGAGTAACATAGCAGAAGGTCGGCACATCCACAAGCCTTGCATTTGTTGCTAAGGTCTCGCTGCATTTGCTCCTTTGATTCATCGAGTCCATGCAGAAGAGAGTCAGCAATGTCAAAGTAATACTGCATGTCCTCCTGCATGGTGCTATCATCTATCAACTTGTAACTCAGAACTTTATTCTGACTTGTATTTATAGCCATGCACCCCTACCAGCAAGCCATGGACCACCACCAACAGGAACTTTCTAGGAATTATAGTGGATTCGCCAAGGGGATCCTCCGCAACGCCGCAGGGCTTCCAACCGACAACCAGCTTTCGGCACGGAGAGCCGCTCTTGAGCACAAGCTTGCCGACACACACCTGCATGAGCTGCTGCACCACCGTGATGTGTTGAGGCATCAAACAGAGCAACTCCGGCTACAGAGGGACAAGTTGAAATTCAGACGTGAAAGCCAGGCCGAATGTATTCCTGCGCCTTCTTTGGAAACATCATCTTCACATCTTGATTTAGCTGAGCCAGTGGGTTCTGCTCCGAGTCCGCCGGCGGCAGAGACAGATCCCGTTTTGCCGAGTCCCAGTACTCCTTCGACCCCATCCGAAACTTCCCCGGATCCTCCGCCTTCCACCACTTCAGCATCTCCAGAGGGTCGCTAGTGTTCTCGGATGTGTCAAAGACAATCACCTCATTGTTTTCCGTGTACTCGTCCAAGAGTGTGAAAAACCCATCCTTGGTCATGAAATCCCCAAAGTCTTCCCACAGTGACTCGCGTTGCCGGCCCTGCAGCGTCTTGCAGCATATGATGTAGTCGGTGTTGCCTCTCAGTGTGGGGTTGAGCCCTTTGGCATACTGTGTGGTGATCAACACAAACAGCTTGTAGTGTCTGCCCGCCACAAACAGCTCTATCAGGTTCTCGTCGTACTTGAGCCGCTGATCCGAGATCACATCGTCCAATAAAATGAAGAATGGTGCCTCCTTCTCTATCTCCGCCTTGGTTTTGCTGGTGTTGTTGAGTATGGCCTTTTGCCGCTTGAACACCATGTCCAATATCTCGGGGTCGTATTTGGGGTAGATGTAGCACTTGGGGCAGTATTGCCTCCAAAACTTGTTCAGTTCGTCGGTTTGGGATATCACTATCCCCGCCCCGATTTTGTCCTTCATTTCAAACATGATGTTGCGCAGGCACCACGATTTCCCAGTGCGCCGCTTGCCTATGGCTATGATTGTAGAGTCGAGTTTGATGTCTTTCGCATCCCACTGTTGCAACTCAGGGAGTTGGACATCCGCGTACTGGTCGGTGGCAAGGAACGGCATCTGTCCATGCTTCCCAACAGCACTCCCGTCATTTTTCAAGTTGTTGAACTTGTTCTTGCATTGTTTCAGCTTAGACTCACAGCTTTCAGGCTCTTCTTCATTTTCGCGCCTCGGTGGCGCCATGACCCTCTTGCCCATTTACTCTTCGCTAGAATTTTATCTTGGATCAACCACAATCTCCGCGATCGAATCACTGAGCTCGTTGGCCTCCATGCTGCGTGAACGCGTTGTTGTTGGGCGTGCTGGAGACGGGCCTTCTCGCACTGGTAGAGCTTTACTCTTACCATATTTGCTCTCATTCCAAGTACTTCCATCGTCCTGGCCTTCTCGCAGCCCGGCTTGCCTTGCGTTTGCCTGGCCTACCACATCGACCGACTTCTCTTTTGCGTCGAAGTTTCCAGCAACTCGTTCGGCTTGAAGTCGGTCAATGGTTGCCTGCTCCTCTTCTATTTCATCCTCGACTTGTTGTCTTCTTGCTGCTGCTCTTGCAAAGATAGCCTGTGCAGATGGTGAAGTGAAGAGGAGGGTGCCACCGGGCGTCATCGGTGGTAAGGCATCACCGCGTTTCTCCGGCGACTGTGCGTCCATGTTTCTTTGCATGTCTGCATCCAATGTGTCTCTTTCATCTCCGATCGAACCGCTTTTGCGTTGGAAATCAAGCTTGCTCGCCTTCAAGTCCAGTTTATTGGATTTGGCGAATGGACCAACTTGTTTGCTGAATTCACTGGGTTTGACTCGAGGAGCTGCTTCTGGTATCAGTGTGCCTCTGCTCTCGCGAATTCCCTGTGGAAGCTGGACGGTGGTGTCGGGCGGAATGAGAGGCACCATGTGGTCATTTTGGCCCCAATTACCAGGGTGGAAGGGTCCATCTCCTTTCCCAGGGAAGCCAGCGTCAACGAAGTTGATGTCTCTGCTGAACATGTCCGGCTGCTGGACCACAAACTTGCAGAAATACTCCCAGGCAGACTCTAAGTCCTTCAACCTACCAGTGGATGGGTCATGCAGCAACGCATCATGCATTTTGCCATCCATCTCTTGCCGGTCATTCTCTTTTAGGTAGTCTGCCACTCCAGGGAGTGACATCAGGTCTTTTGTGCCCCAGTTTGTATGATTCCTCTCAACAAGGTTGTATGGGTCCATGAAGTGTTTCCCTAATGAAGGGTCCCTTATGTTCATGACCTTGCATGGGCGCTCATATTTCCCAGGGTGGCTCTTGCCTGTGTTCTTGCCGAAGTTGGCCCCTTCCAGCTGCCCGGCCAACCACTTTTTGAAATCTTGCTCCACAACCATCATTGATCGCCGGTCTAATTCAGATTTGATTTGGTTGTGGTAGGCATTGCCGGAAGCTTGTTGCAATTGAATGATGCTGTTCCTGTCACCGTCGTTCATACCCTCAAGGGACCGCACAGCATGGTGCAAGTTGTCGGTGATGTGAGGCTTCATGTCTTTGATCTTGCTTGAAGGCTCGTTCCGTTGAGCATAGTGGTTCCAAACCATGTGTACTAATTGCAATAGAAAATCTAAAGTGTGAGTAAGACATGTTTGCACAGTACCATCAAGATGCCATGCTAATGCAACTGCAATGCGAAGTGGGTCGATTCGTTCCTGCGCCACCCCAAGCTTATGCGCCACCGCCACAAGAAGAAGAAGAAGAGCAGGCCCCGGCAATTGCTGTCGGCGACCGCGACGAGTCTCCACCCAAGCGGTCGGCGGCAGAGGACAAAACCTACAAGAACGCTACAGCCAAATCACAGAAGGAACACGACCGCCGCGTGCAGGAGAAGAACAAGCAAAGAAAGATAAGATACGAGAAATCAATTGAGAAAGCCAAGAAGAAATGATGAGTTTTTAATTTGAGTGCTCAACGAGACAATTTTGGGGGATTGCGGCAGGCGCTGGTGTGGCTTTGGGTTGACCGGGCTCAACGGCATTTTGGATGCTGGTGGGGATCTCAGGGTTGACATGTGACCCTATTGGGTTGGGGTCTTCCGTGTTGATTGCCGCCCTGTAGGTTTCTGCTACTGCCCCCGTAGCCTGGGCCGCCTCAGAGTTGCTGGCGACATTGTCGACTGATGAGTTGAAAGAAGTGCCACGCTTGTATGCAAGCGCCCCGAGGATTGCTAAAGTTACTAGGTTGCTCAACGCACCCATGTCTCAAAGGTCAATTGGAAAATCTCAATGGACTTCTGTGACCGGAAGGGTGTGCCTATAGCAAAAGTTGGCGAAGGTGTGGAAGTCGCACAACTGCAAGAAGGCATCTCCCATGACGGTGTGCCCATGATCTTTCAAGACGGCAAACGCAACCTGCAACTCCGCCTCATATTGCCGAATGTATCGGCACCGATCATGTGTGTCCTCAACTGCACTTATGAAGGAGTCGACATCCGAGGGGTAATAGTCGGGGTCCGAGTCGCTGCCGGCTTCGTCGCATGGATAATGAGAACTTGACCTGGTAGACGGCATTTGGCTTCTTAAACAATCTCAGAATAAGTGTTTAGGTAATAAAGCATCATGATCATGGAGTCTGCAAGGTCGTCTTTCTTGGTCTCCGCAACCCACAGTGGCCAAATCTCGGTTTGGTTGCTGACGAACTTCGATAAGACCGTGCCCCAGTGGCAATCGAGCCACTCGACGGCTTTTTTTTTGTTTTGCTTGTAGTTGCGCATAGAGATGCTGAAGTGCATCTTCACCGACTGCGCATTGATCACCTTGCACTTGTCAAAAAAGCGGCTTTGGAAGACCGCCTCTATGACTCTCATGTTGACACGCATTTGCCGCTCCACAATCACCATGTGTGCATTGGCAAAGTATTGGGCGTGTTTGTCTATGAGTGTGTGAATGTAGGAGACGTTGTTGCTTGGCACATACTTGATGCCTTTGGTGATGTCAACCCGCTCCCACAAACACACCCTTTTGGTGTTTAAGTCATACACAAGCAGCCCCATGTTTTTGATTCCAACATCGACTACCACAAGATAACTCATACGATCTCTGTTGCTGTGTGGTTGGAATATTCTTTATTTGAAGTTTTTCTATTGACGGGGGCTCTACCTTCCTCACAATCGGTGGTGCAGCAGTTGTTTCCATTGGAATGTGCACAACTAACACTACACCCATTCTTTGAAACAAGTTTGAACAACCCGGCAAACACCGCTCCTACCATTGTAATCATGGCAAGAATCCATGCACCTTCGATGTTGTCCATCTAACAAGTGGTTTAGAAACTTCCACTCTAGTGGAACGCAAGGTGTGCTCTCCCCTGGTCCATGATGATCCAATTGTAGTAATTGGCATAGATGTCCACATGCACTTGGTCATCGTCCAGGGTCGTTCCGTCAGCGCTTTTCTTGAGGTTCAAGATCAACTTGGGGTTGGAGGCCTTGGTGAAGTTGAGATGCCCACTTGGGTTCAAAGACTCTGGTGAGAGCCCAAAGTGCAGGGCATAGATCTCCTCGGTGCCACCGTCCTTGACAAACCCGTCACTGTATCCGCAGGTGTGTGCCTGGGCCATGAGCCGCTTCACAAGATAGTCCCTCTCAACCGGCACAGGATGGGTCTTGTTGCCATTCAGCTCGAGTTCCATTGATTCCATCAGCAACTTCTGTCGCAGTGGGTCGTCCATGTTGGCCGGCCTGTCTGGGTTGCCTTGGAAAGCCCAATAGTTACGACCCCTCTCACCTGCTGCGTCTCCCCCTTGCAAATCCTTTTGGAGTCGGATAAGAACGAACAACTCCTTGATCGGGTGCAACATAGAGAGCTGGATCACCTTTTGTGAGGAGGTGGTGCCAATGCCGGCAATGGGGTAGATAACGGGGCCTTGGTGCATTGGGAGCGCACAAATGTAACTGATCTGTCGGTGCACCAGACTCGAAGCCTCAGGGCCCATGAGATGGAAATACTGTGCCTTGAGCACCATCTTTTGAATGCTAACATCCGTAGAGGTCACAGCACGGGCAGCGGAACCATTGGCGATGAAGGAGGAGGTGGCATCAGACGTGTCCCATCCAAAGCACAATTCATTGAACGGCTTGAATTTGATGGCCACCTTGATCTCCTGGTTGTGTGAGATGGCTTCGAGTGGCAGGTGCCTGTGAGTCTGCGAGCTGAAATACAAACCCAGAGGCAAGATGATCTTCCCCATCTTGACGTGCGTGTTGTCTGTGTTGCCACGGATGACCCTCTTGGCCACCCTCTTGATCTCACCGTAAGAAGATGCCGAGGCATTGATGTTGGGGGACCCTGGATACCGGGGACTTGCCTGGCTAAAGACGTCATACCGTTTGTTGGTGAGAACTGCCTCAGTGGCCGTAAAAGCTCTGTCCAATCTGAATTTGGTGCCGTCTAAACCTTCATGCCACACTTCACCCATGAAAACCCCTTCATAGAAGACACGATCCCCGGGCCTAAGTGAGCGTGACAACGTGGAGTTCGTCCCGCCAGCCAATGTGCTGTCAGCCGTGAGCCCAGCAGTTTTTTCAGATATAGTTGCATTGGCAGTAACAGCAGCAAGAACCTGCATGGATCCAATGTATTCCCGGCCGGGCTCACTCTTTGTGATTGCGTCGTGGTCCAGCATGACGTAGTCGTTCACGGTCTTTTCATCTTTCTTGGTGAGTGCGTTCTGCAAGTACAACCACTCCCCGCTGTGCTCCTGAATCTTGTGGTGCCCAATGGAGAACTTGATGTTGTCAACCATGGCATACCCAAACCCGTCCACGAGGTACCTGTGAAGGTCAGCATCGGAGCTTGGGGCCACGGAGAAGTCTAGCTCTAGGTCTAGGTTCCCCAGCAGGTCGCCGGCACGGTCTATGGTGAAGAAAACAGTGGTACCAAAATTCGCAACGTTGGTGGGCTCAATGTCCTTGAGTTCCCTCACAAAATTGGAAGATGGGACCCACGGTTGGTGTGTGAAGTAACTCTTCTGAGCATCAATCAGCATCGAATCTTCAGCACCCGTGTTGAGGCCTAGGAAGCTAGCCATCTTTAATCTTTTCTTAGAAAATAGTCTTATGTGCTACGGTGCCTAGGGAATGTTTGTTCCTAGTGTCTCTACTTCCCTCCGTGCATCCTTGTCTCTCTCATACATCTCACAAACATGTCGGGGGTCCTTGGACTGAATCCGCTCGTCATTTTGGTATTCTTGTTCGTGAACTGGCTCCACGAGGCAGGACCCTGTGATCACATGCCCGTATCTACCTCTAGCTTTCCCTCCTTTTGGTGGTCGGTGTCGGTTTTGTTTGTGGCGCTTCATTTCCTTCGACTCTTTCAACAGGACCGCAAATGCAAGCGCAGACACCACCGCGATTGCCGCCATCTAGAATCGAGTTGGAAAAATAACTCAATAGCTTGCCCCAAACTCGGTGTTGCCACTGAAGGTGTAGTCGTGCGTCAACTGGTCGGCATCGGTCTTGTTTGCAAACGCAACAACATATTCTTTTGGCTTCATGTGCTCAGATTGGCAAACGACCTGGACATCTTCCAATTGCCAGCTGATTCCGAACTTGTCACCCCCAACCCCATTGTAGACAGAGCCCAGGTGCATGCTGCAACACACTGCATCCCCTGGCATCACAGCCCCCTCTGCAACAATGCGGCCGGTGAAATCACACACATTGATCGTGCGCTCTCTCTCGTTGCCGACTTGGTCGAAGTAGAACTTGCCTGTTTGCAACTTGACTGTCTTGGGCTTCTCGGCTCCAGACTCCTTGTTGATGGGGATCTTCACAGATGGGATCTGCAGCATGCGGACCTCCTCACGGCTGAGATTCTTGCGCTGAAGCCACTTGAGTTGGTTGCCATACATGAAGTTCAGCAACGCCTCATCCACATCGGCCAAGATGGCGAGGAACTTCTCCATGTCCTCTATGTGCTGATGCGTGGGTGCACTCTCGGTCTCCCAGTTGTTGACATCCAAAGAGAAGCGTGCTTTCTTGATGTCAGTGGGTCCAAAGGTGGTGCCAAAGTCACCGTCCCCCGTGAGCCTCGGGTAGTTAGTGATGGCCGTCGGGGTCACGAAGGAGAGGGATCGCATGGTAGTCCCATAAGTGATGCAGATCTTCTCCCTAGACCCGATGACGCGTGGAAACACATGCAGTTGAGTTTTGTCGAAAGTGTTGATGTCCATGAAGTTGTTGTTGCTAGCAGGCGGCATGTTGAAAAGTGAGGTGACGAGTGTGCTGCAAGAGTTGTATTTATACCAGTCCTTGCACCCGTCTGATGTCCGCCAATGTGTAGTTGACGGCCATGCGCGCGATCTTTCTGGAATCTAGCGATGGTTTGCCGTAATGTTTTCTAAGGGTTGGAAAGGGGGGATCTGATTGGAGCACAGGTTTAATAGCCTTAGCGTCACCGCTATAAATACTCTTCCTAGTGCCACCTGTTCCAGACCGAACAATGCCAGCCAAGTCCCCTTGCGAGTTGTACACTCGTCTGTCCCGTGTGAACAAACCAATTTGAGGTGTTCCCAAAATCGCTTTAGCTGTGAGCTCCACATCGCTTTTGGTAGAACCCAACATCCTTTCTCACACACTAGAAAAATGACAATGAAAAAGTATTGCCGCTACTGTGGGTGCACATGCGTGGAACGATACAACTACGGGCCACTCTCCTACCACTTCTGCGGCGACACCCACGAAGCGTGGTTCTGGTTCTACTGGTGCAACGACCTGATGCTCTTCAAATGGATTCGGGCACACCCCTTCGACCGTGGCCCCCACCTGATTGACATGACACCCACCGAAATCACACACAACTCCAAGGTGCTGAAAGTTCTGTCCCGTCACGGCCCGCCACACCGACATCAGCGACACAAGCGCAATTTTTCTAACCTGGAAGTGCAAGATGACGACTCCATACAATGTCTTCCTGACAAGCGACCCAACAGAATTGCCGGAGAACTCACTGCAACTAGTGCCGAACGCATCATCACCGTTTTGGACCCCGCCAGACAACAGTGACATGTCGTACGTTACACCCGAAAAGATTTTGCAAACACCAACCGGTAGAAGCGCGCTGCAATTCATGAATACAACTTCAGGAGCTGCGGCTAAAGCATCAAAATTCTTCAAAGAGACATTGATGGTTGGGGACCGTCTTCGCTTTAGCAGAAATGATCTGTCAGATGGGGGACCACATCAATACGCACAGGTCACCGAACTTGTAAAACGTGATGGCAAACTCCTAGATTATGTGTACCTTAGTGACAAAGAGGTTTGCACAACTGTCACCGGCGATGACTGGACTGTAGTCACAATCACAATCCTAAGCCAACGTGCCTTCAACTCCGAGCACCACAATCAACTAACGTGTGAGCTTCCATTCCCGATGAAGATCAAGTCAATTGAGCTGTGTGCGTACTCATTGCAAAACGTGTCAACTGCATCCGAGGCTATGCGTCCCGGGGTGGAGGATGCAACAGGAAACCAAGATTGTCACGATTACTACTCAGTTCACATCGACCCTTACTCTAGTTCCTCAACTGTGTCAAACCACCCTGGGCTGAATGGCAAGTTTGCAATCATCTCCTCCTATGAGAATTCCAACAGTTCCAACTATCACAAGTCCGAAGGAAACCTGACTGCCTCTTTGAAGTTGGGCTCTATTTTTGTGGGGAATGTCTACAACTCGAATGTCGGCGTGGTTCACGACATGGATCTTGGTTACAATGTCAAAACAATTCGACTATCTGTGAGGGACCGAAGAGGCTTCCCTCTGAAATGCCACCGGGCTCACTTTTGGTTGAAAGTAATGGCAACAAAGTAAAAAATCTAACACATGAACACAATGGCCCAGACAGAGGCCATTCAAGTGGCAGCAGCCGTGCTCATGTTGAATGCAGCGTACCTCACATATGTTTGCCCATGCAATAAATTACTTAGCTGTCACAAAATGGCATGGGGTGCCTCGGTTGGTGGGGCTGCCGTGCTAATCTATTATGACAATTATTTCTAACATGACTTTGAACATGGCATTGTATGACATAATTCAAGGAGCCGTTGCACCGACCGACAACTCTGTGGTGATAAAGGAGGAGGGAACAGCATACGATGAGGGTGAAAGGGACACGAGCCCTGAACCAACACCACCACCACCACCGCCTTCTGTTGCCCCCACCGCGGAGCCCCCACTTGTCTGGGACTTGCCAAAAATTGCCCCCTTGCCGGATCTGACAAGCTACATTGTGGCGGCACCCCAGCCCATCGGGGCACTCGAAATGTGCGGGGTGTTTGCTGCCGGAGTAGTCATTGGGTTTATTTTTTGCAAAGTGCTCACCCCAAGCAATGACTCGTGTGATTGGGGTGGCGGCAGTAGCGATTGCTAAACCATGGAACATGCCACACAGCACTGGCGTGGGTCGTAGTACTTGCGTTTGCGCAGGTTGTATTTTCCGGACTCTACATCCCTCATGATTGCGCCGGGGTTGTACGAGGCTGGGTTGATCACAAATTCATAGACATCTATCAGACGAAGGAGTTCGCTGGTGACAGCGTAGCAATCCTGTGTGTGCATGCGAGGGTTGTACTCTCGGTAGCTTCCAACAGCCCTCCACCGTAGGGCGTAGCACTCCTTGTGACACACCGCCCTCTCTTTGTCCAAAACAAAGGTTGTCGCCACCAGTTCTCTGTAGTAGGCCGCCATTTATTCTGATGTGTGGTTAGAACTTGTATTTATAGCAGAACAATGAAAGTGCTAACTCTATTCAGTGGCACTGGGAGCATAAGCCGCGCACTTGAGTTGTTTCCAGATGCAGAGGAGGTAACATTGGATTGGAAGGAGGATGCGGACATCATGGAGGACATATTGGAATGGGACTACACCATTTTCAAGCCAGGTTCATTTGACATCATCTGGGGCTCGCCCGACTGTGTGCAGTACTCGCGCGCCCGTGTCACCGCCAAAACACCAAGGGACCTTGAGTGGGCAGATAGCCTGGTGATACGCTTAATGGAGATCATTGACTACCTGCAACCCAAGGTGTACTTCATTGAAAACCCATCAACTGGGCTGCTTCCAAGAAGGCACTTCATGCTATTGAGGCCATACACTGAGGTGCACTACTGCCAATACGGGTCGGTGATTCGGAAAAGCACGGCCATTTGGTCAAACATCACGCTGGAGCTGCTGAAGTGTGAGAGCGGCAATAGGTGCCCCCTGTTCATCAATGGGAGGCACTGTTTTCACCTGGAGGACACCCCTAGTGGAAGAGGCCGCGGTGCCATCCCTGTGACGCTGTTGGAGAGCATGTTTCAGCAAGCATTGGTAGTAATTGATAATTCTAAGTAATTGACACAATGGACAAAGCAGCGGTGATAAGCATGGTGTGTGCCGCAAGAATCGAATACCTCGCAGTAGAGCGTGACGAGTGGAGGATATTGTGGCCAATGCTGGCGGCGTGGTATCAGCAGCACATCAACCACCTGGTCTACGTGCAGGCAAACTTCGAGCACAAATCATTGGTGCTGTACGACGAGATGACCCCTAGGCTCATGGGGCACAACACACCCATCACAGCACGGCATCTACGGCAACCAGTCACCCCAATGAGTAGCACATGGTACGCAAATAGCATGCTACCCCCTAGTAAGAAACGCTCAATTTCCGAGGCTAGTTAAGTATGAATAAACGGCACAGAATGTGGAGGCAACCACGCGACTGCAAGTGTGACCCCAACAATTATTTGATATTCATGCGGCAACCACCAATGTACCCAAACTATGGG